CGAAAATCATCCCCCATCTGCAATGATGGCAAAATGCCCTGACCTCTCCCGGCAACACTGTCACGTGCAGACACGGGTCTTTCTTTTTCTTCCGCTGTGGCGAGCACTTCGGACAAGTTTGGCGATAGTCGTTCGAGCGGAGAGTTATTCCCTGCGCTCGCGCCTTTTCGTGCGCGTTCACCTTCAAGTCTCCGGTAGAAATTTGCGAGGGCGACAAGTTCATCGACAGTCGCGTTGCTCTTTAACCTGTTTGCCTTGTGACTAACGACAATTACATTGTCTGGTGTGTAACCACGATTGTTGTCTATTCGGTCCAGTGATGGCGAACTATCGCGATCCCATTTCGGCTTTCCACGCCCCAAACTACTTTCAAGGCGGATTCCGAGAACAGGGCAAAACTCGGGAGTTTTTACGTCATCAATCGTAAGCGTGAACTCCATGTCTAAAATCTTAGCCCTGTGCCTTGCCCCGCTAAGGATCGTGGCCATTGGGTTCCGAATACGTTGACGCTTCACGTTCGCGACAATCTTTGGATTTCTTTCCAGAGCATTGTCTTTGTGCCAATTGGCGTTTCTGAGTCTTGCGCAAGCCTTGCACTCAGCAAACAATCCGTTCCCTTTAGACACTTGCTTCCAATAGGCGTCGCGGGGCTTGTCGATGTTGCAGGTCGCGCACACTTGGCGTCTTACCCAGATTTGTTTTTTGGCTTCCTTGGTGGTCATACGAAGCCCACCCTTCGTTCGACCTTCGGCTCATCGCGCCTTCGTAGGATGCCCTGCGCCGCCTTGGTCAGGTATTCGCGGGGTGCGAGGGTCTGGTTGGCTTTTGCCGAACCGATGGCCGGGAGAAGCTCGCGGGGTTTCAGGCCGCCACGAAGCAGACTTCCGAAAAAAGCCTTGGCCGATTTCTCGGTCATTTCCGCTCGGGCCATGAGCAAACGAGTGCCCTGCTCCCAAGCGTCTTTGTCGGGGTCAAAATCGATGACCTGCGCCTTAGAAGATTTATCTTCTAAGGTACTCTGGTATCTGGTATCTGGTAAATGCTCTGGCAAAACGGTAGCAATTGCTACAACCGTCTCGTTGTTTTTCAACGACTTAGCTCTCCCGCCGAGTGATCCAACTTCTGCACGTTTGATCGACTTTTCGCGCGCTTTTTTGAGTTCAATGGTGATGCGCTTGTGGGTGATTTCGCCGTTCTCAGCGTCGAAAAACATCATCACTTCAGGGCTAATTTTGGCCCAGCGAGAGGCCGTGCAGCCGGTGATCTTGGCGAGCTTTTTGGCGTCGTCAGGCAGAGATCCACCCGCCAGCCACATCGATCCCAGGAGTTGCAAATAGGCCCCGTGCTGCTCGCACGTGAGGTGTCGCGTGTCGCCGAAATAGTCCGACCAATACATCTGCATGAAGGCTGGGCCGCTCATGCGATCCTCTCCACGATGGCGTCAAACATCCGGTGAGCGGCCAGCATGGTGGCCTTCGACTGGTCTTTGAGCTGACAGCGCAGCAGCCAATCGAGCGAATTGACGAGTTCCTCGGTGGGGATTCCATCGAAGCTCGTTGCAACTTGCTTGCAATGCGGATTTTGGGTGGGTAGTTTCGGCATAGTCGCGATCACCTGTGCTTAGGTGGTGTGTGAAAGTGTGACCGGAGAGCGGCAAACTCTCCGGTTACGCGCTTGATTCTGCATCTGTTCTGGCGTCAACGCAAATGGCGCAACAGAGCTTTTTGCGGCTTCCTGTGGACGGGTCATGCTGCATCCCTCCACGTCTCTTCAGCCATGATTGCACGGTACTTCTTGACCCCGTGCATGACTGTCGTGTGGTGAAAGCCGAACTGATCACCAATCCACGGCCACGACGCGGGTTTGCCGTCGATGGTGATCTCAGCCCTGACACGGCTCCAGATTTCCCAGCGAGCCGGGACTGACATAGACCTGCTGCCGATGCCACGGTGCATGATGCCGTGCTTGTTCAGCCGGTGGCCTTGCATGACCTGATCAACGATGGCCTCAACCTTCGGGCTCATGCCGCCACCTGATCGGCCGGCCTTAGGATCACGTCGCAACTCGCACGGGCGCTGCTAGAGAGCGAATAGCCAACGCCCCACAGGTTCTTGATAAAGTCGCGGCCCAGCTTGTTGCGGACGCGAAAAACCAGCACATTGATAATCTTCTCGCTGGATCTGGGCGTGGAATAGTAACCCGCCATGGCGTCGAGGATGCGCCAGCCTGACACGCCGCGACCGGGGAACCGGTGAAGCATGGAGATAAGGCGGGCTTCCTGAAGGGTGACGCCCAGACTAGCCTTGAGCTTGTCGGCGTCGTCCATGTCGAACGACAGGCCAAGCATGGCGTTAAGGCGGCGGTTCTCGGCCTCCAGAGCGATGCAGTGGGCGCAGCTCATCGAGCAGCACCCGGCCAGCCCGCTTCGCGTTCAGCACGCAAGCGGTCATGCAGGGCGTCGTACTTCGACCGGATCTCCCGCCCATGGTCGGACAGGATCGCAGCAGCTTCCTTGACCAGCCACTTGCGGACAAAGGCGCGAAGTTTGGTGCGGAGCATTGTCATTCTCCCTCAGTGAAACCAGCCGCTAAGGGCTAGGGCGAGCGTTCCGGTCCAAAAGGCGGCGAGGATCAGGCAGAGCCAGCCGAAGGCGGACAGGCGGGTCATGCGAGAGCATCCAGCAGCGAGGTCTGGACAGGCTTTGCGATGGGCTCGGCGAAGAGGCGGGGCTGCTTGTAAGCTTCCTCGATCCGGCGGCAGGCGATGTCGAAGTAGGAAGGCTCGCGCTCTATGCCGATGAAGGAGCATTCGCGGCGCACGCAGGCCACGCCGGTTGTTCCAGAGCCCATGAACGGATCAAGGATGACGCCCTTGGCTTTGACCTGCTCAAGGGTCCATTCCATCAACCGGACGGGCTTTTGAGTCGGATGCTCCGCGCCGTCCGTCATCAGCTCGACGCGGTTGAGCGTGAAGATGCGGAGCGCACCAGAGAAGCTCGTCCAAGCAAGCTCCCCGTCTGATTGGTTTATGCGCTGCCCCTTGTCCCAGACAAGCCACTTGCCGGTGGGCGGCAGAAGGTCGGCGAAGTAGTTGCCGCCCCACATCACGCAGATAGGCGCGAGCCGAGCGATGCGGTCGAGCAAATCGGCGTCAGGACGCTCGCCGTCCCAGCCGAGGAAATCATACGCCTTTCGGCCGCCGTTGCCGCCCGTCGTCCGCTTCTGGCCGTCCTTGTTGATACCGTAAGGAGGATCGGTCACGACCGCATCGACCTTGCCGAGCGTCGGGAGGATCTCGCGGCAATCGCCCAGATACAAGGTGGCGTCGCCTATGGTTTCGACGCGGCTCATGGCTTACGCGCCCTCCCCGTCTGACGAGCGAGCCGAGCGCGACCTGATTTCGTGGCGCGATACATCCGGCTATCGAAGCGATCCTTAGACGGCTCGATCAGGTGGACGGCCTTGGCGCGAATGGCCTCGGGGATGCGGAGCGTTTGCCCGTAGCCCTTCAGAACGAAGAACGCCGGGTCTTCCGCGCTCGCGAAGTGGTGCTGGTTCGTCTCGACCCACTGGAGGACGTCTTCGACAGTCTTGGCGGTAAGCTGGGCCATCAGCTATTCCCCTTCAGCTTTGCGATGCGGATTGGTTCGGCCCGACGCGGCGCTAATCGTAGCATCCTGCATCGGGCCATGTGCTGAGGTACGCGCTTTGGGGGAAAGCATCTCAGCACCCTGCCGTCGCTGTTGGAGAGCCAGCGGCGGAAGCTTGTCTCAGATTGTCACTCACCACGCGGGCGCGGCAACGCTGCCTTACGCGGCGACGGATGACGCTTGCTTCCTTGACAAGCGCCACAGCGCGGTCAAGATCGGCAAGGTCAGGCTCTCGGAGCTTTGATTTCCAGTTCATGCGCCGACATTGGCACTCGTATAAATTCCGGTCAAGCAATAAATCTGCGCTCGGTGCGAACAATGTCGCTTGACGGCGGAGATTGCGTGGCGCTTAATGTCCTCAACAGAACGAGGACCACCCGATGCCCACCGCCGCCCAATCCCTCGAAGCCGCCCTTGCCACCATGGACGCGCCGCGCGCTCCTCGCCAGCCGGTCGCCAAGTCCACGCCCGAGCAAATGGCCGCAGCCCGCGCCGCCGCTCGCAAGGTCATCCGTCACGATGGTCTGGAGCCGGGTTATCGCATGGTTGCTGGTGAGCCGTGGCGCTTCGGCACCAGCGCTCGGTCGGAAGACATTGAGGCGGAACTGGCCTCGCGCGCTCTGGGGGTGGCGGCATGAGCGCGTTCCCGAAAATGAGGGTCGTTCAATACAACGCCGGAATGCTCACCAACTTTCAGCCCGTCGATCTGGTCAACGAAAACGACGTCTATGTCCTGCGCATTGGTGACACGTCCAACGCTCTCCCGCTGGCGCATCTCTTTGCCGCCGCTCCTGCGCTGCTAGAGGCGCTGAAGGGTCTGGTTGGGCTGGAATGCCCTATCACAGTCAAGGACCCGTTCGGCCCCGCCGTGGTCGCGCACTGGACCGAGCAAAAGGCTCAAGGCCACGGCTACGCGCACCTCTACCTGAGTGCTCTCGCCGCTATCACCCAAGCTGTTGGAGGTGAAGCGTGAGCGCGCGAGGAACCCCATGGGCTTGCGAGGTTGGTGAGCCTGAGTATCTCGACGGTATCCGTAGCGGCGTCTCGGTTTACGACGAAGAGCGTCGTCCGGTCGCCTACGCTTTCGATGCTGCCGAAGGTCAGTTGCTTGCCTCCGCTCCTGATCTTCTGGAGGCGCTGAAGGAGGCCGAGGAACTTCTGCTGCGGTCCATGGGCTTCCCGGAAAGCTGGGAATGCTCTGAGGACGAGCTTCTGGGCGACATCCGAAAGGCCATCGCCAAAGCGGAGGCCGGTCAATGACCCCCCGTCTCTGGATCAAATCAACCCTAGCCTTCGTGGTCGGCTCTGCCGGTCTGGTGGCTGTGTGTGTCGCAATAGGGAGCTTGGGCCAATGAACGCGCCGCTTTCCATGCCCTTGCTTTTCACCAGCCACAGCGGCGTCGTTCATTTCGACGGCAAGCCACTGGACGAGCTGACCGCCGTTCGCATGCAAGTCGCCCTTCGCAAGATGGCCTTAGACGCCCCCTGCCAGAGCCTTGCCGAGCATGTTTACCACACCGCCCGTGATCAGGCCCTAGCGGCTATCCGGGAGGCTCGCGAGCAATCCCACCAATCCAGCCAGCGCTTGAGCGCTTAGGAGCCGACATGGCCACCGAAAAAGACAGTCTGACTCTGAAGTGGGGAACCTGGAAGGCTATGCACATCAAAAGTCCTGCCGGTCTCGCCGCGCTGAAAACCTACAACGATGCTGGGCCTCAATGTGTGAGCGCCATGATGCAGCGCGAAACCTCCACGCAAAAAGAAGCGCTCTGCGCCCTGATCGACGCCGTCAACTGCGAGACCATCGGCAACGATTGGACCGGCAAGGACATGACCAAGGACGAGGCTAAGCGCTACGTCATGGAGTCCGACTGATGACCACACAACAAATCACCTACGCCGTCGTCACCGACATGGGCGCTATCGCCCGCACGTTTGACGAGCCGACCCCGGCTGAAATCTTCGCCGACTGTGAGTGCTGCCGTCGCGGCCCGCTCACCGTGCAGGAGATCATCACCACGGTTGAGGTTCGCTCGCTTCACCGCGCCGATCCCGAGGCGATGCAGTGACCGCCCTCGCCGTCATCATCACCTATGGCGTGGCTCTCGTCATTGTCTGCGCTGGGATGGTCTGGACCGTTCGCTATTGGGGGGACTGGTCGTGAGCCAACTCGCCATCATCCAGCGCGCGCGCCTGTTGCGTCACGACGCCGCAACACACCGTGCCAACGCCGCCGACTGCCCCGTCAAGAAGTGGGCCGATGAACGGCTCGAAATCGCCGCCAAGCTTGAGGCTGAAGCCGACCAGCTAGAGCGCCAGATCAAGGAACCCGCGTGATGCAATTCCAGAAAGCCGAACGCCGCAAAGCCAAACTCCGCCTTGGTATCACTGGACCTTCGGGTTCCGGCAAGACCTGGGGCGCCCTGCTGATCGCCAAGGGCATCGGCGGAAAAATCGCCGTGATCGACACCGAACGCGGGTCCGCCTCGCTCTACACAAACCTTGTTGATTTCGACGTGTTGGAACTGGCCCCACCCTACACGCCGGAACGCTTCATCGAGGCCCTGAAATCCGCCGAAAGCGCGGGTTATGAAACCGTGATCATCGACAGCATCACGCACGAATGGTCAGGCGTCGGCGGCTGTCTGGAACTGGTGGACAAGGTCGCGGCGTCCAAGTTCAAGGGCAATTCGTGGTCGGCATGGAACGAGGTCACGCCGCGTCACCGCGCCCTGTTGGACTCCATTCTCCGCTCGCCGTTGCATGTGATCGTCACCATGCGGTCGAAGACTGAGACGGCGCAGACCGAAGAGAACGGCCGCAAGAAGGTCGTGAAGCTCGGCATGAAGGCCGAACAGCGCGACGGCTTCGAATACGAAATGACGACCGTTCTCGACCTCACGCATGACGGTCACTTCGCTCTGGCCTCCAAGGACCGCACCGGGCTTTTCAACGGCGATCCAAAGACCCTTTCCGAGAAGACCGGTGTCATGCTGCGTGAGTGGCTGGAAAACGGCTCCGAGCCGCTTCCCAGCGCCGCTGACGTCGCGGTCAATTTACTGGAAACCTCACGCGACGGCGGCGAACTGTCCGCGATCTGGGCCAAGAACGCGCGCGGCTGGTCTGAATTGATGAGCGAGGCAGACTTCACCCGCGTCACCGAAACCAAGGACGTGATGAAGGCCAAGTTTACGCCTGCCGAGGTGGCGTGATGGGAGCCGTCAAGGAACTCATCCGTCCCGACGACCTAGCCTATGAGGCGCACGTCGTTGGTCAGCTTGTCGATCACCTGAAAGCTATGGGCTTTGGTGATGACGAAGACCTGATGAACGACATGATCGAGGGCGAAAGCGACGTCATGGAGAAGGTGTCGCGCCTTCTCCGCTGGATGGCTTTGCAAGAGGCTAATGCCGAGGCCCTGAAGGCCGTGGAGGCCGACTTCGCCGGTCGCCGGGCTCGCTACTCCGAACGGGTCCAGTGGGCTCGCACGGCCCTTTCCCGGTTCATGGATGTGGTCGGGCTCAAGAAGGTTGAGCGGCCAGAGGCTACAGTCTCAATCCGCGATGCTGGAGCGTCCGTCATCTATGCCGATGACTTCGACGTCGAGAAGCTCCCCGCAACCCTGATCGTCACCAAGACGACCAAGACCGCCGACAAGAAGGCGCTGAAGGAGGCGCTGGAGGCCGGAACCGAAATCCCCGGCACTCGCCTGTCGAACGGTGGCCGCGTGCTGACGGTGCGGGTGAAGTGATGGCCAAGTGGATCAATCACAACGGGACCGACGAAATTCCCGAGGGCGTTCACCCGGACGCAGTTTTAGAGCTGGATTTCGGCCACATCGGCTGCGTTCTTCCCGCTGGCGCTGTTGTCGGATGGGATGAGGTCAAGCGGTACAAGGACACCGGAGATCGCAACGCATGGCGTCCAAGCGAGGACGATCATGATTAGAATTCCTGACTCGCACGTCGAACACGCTTTCGAGCTTCTCAAGTCGGGAACGCATGCCACGGCCCGCGCCGGGTATGAGTTTGCCGAGAAGCAACTGAAGGTGACGCTGGCGAAGGCTGAGCTGGCCGCTGAGGGCAAGACCGTAGGCGAGCGCCAAGCCATCGCCCTGACGTCACCAGCCTATGAGCGAGCGCTGTCTGACTACAAGCTAGTTGCGGAGAACTACTATCGCGAGCGCGACCGGCGGGAAGCTGCCGTCGCCGTGATCGATGCGTGGCGGACCCAACAAAGCGATATGCGGGCAATGGGGAGGGCGGGTTGACCTTACGTTCCCCCGAACTCCGCGACGCCTACGCAGCCGTCCGCCAAGACAAGGCCCGTCAACGGAAAGCCCGCAAGGAAGCCGCCCGCGAGTACGTCAAGACACTGGTGGCGTCCAAGGCCCCAGGTAAGGCCCCACGCGTGAAGGATAACACCTATCTCGCGTGGATCAGGCGCCTTCCTTGTCTTGCCGGGATGGTCACTGGACTGTGTTCTGGATCGGTTCAAGCGGCGCACATTAGGTATTCCGACGCTCGTTACAATCGGGTAAACTCTGGCATGCAAGCAAAGCCTAGCGATCTGTGGGTTTTGCCGCTTTGCGAGACGCACCATTTGCACGACCAGCACAAGCGCAACGAGCGCCAATTCTGGTCGGATCTGGAAATCGAGCCGGGCGAAGTCTGCCCATCACTTCACGCAGCGTTCCTTGCGGGGTCCGATGGCCTCACGGTTTTGGAGCGCTTCACCCCCGCCAAGAAAGTCCGCCGCGCTATGGAGGAGAGCCAATGAAAGAAGATGTGTTCGTCCCGGATCACTCAGAACCGCCCGTCTTCGCGCCCGAGAGCGCGACCCGAGAGGCGCTGTTGGAAGAGTTTCTGGAGATGGTGTCTGACATCACCTTGGACCCCGTCGACCTGAACTATGACGCCGTGAACATCCAGTTCGCGCGCGGCTCGTTGACGAAGGATCTAAGGCGGTCGGCGTGCGTCTCGCTCCGCACCTTGCGCGACATTATCCGCATGGCCCGCGACCTCCAGAGCGCACCCAAGGCCAGTGACGGCGACGGCACGTCGTCCGCGAAGGTTGGCTCCGGGATGACCCCTGAAAACGAGGCCAGCCAATGACCGACCGATACGATGAACTGAGGGCGGCGGCTGAAGCTGCGACGGGTGGAACTTGGCGCGCTTGGAAGCCCCGCAGCCGCTCGCCGGAAATCTACACGGACGCGCCTCCGCCGAACACGCCAAACCCGATGATTGCGGGCCAGGTTCTGCGAAAGCGCGACGCTGAGTATATCGTCCTCGCCAACCCCGAGACCATCAAGGCGCTCATCTCCGAGCGGGATAGCCTGCTGGCTGCGCTGAACCTGCCGAGCGTCGATGATCTTGTCGGCCTTCCGGTTCCGGTTTCTGGCCCGCCGTACACGCGCCCGATCACCGCCGAAATGGCGGCTGTGATCCTGGATTTCATCGCAGGATTTCAGACCGTTCTGCCCGCTCTCACCACTAAGGAGGGCTGAGACATGACTGACCAAGTTCAAGCCGCTGTGGAGCGGAAAGTCGCCATCGCTCAGTCGGAAGCGGCGCTCTACGCCAAGACACTGTTCAAGCTGCGCAACGCTCTGCTTGGCGTCGTCGGTGACGCGCAAGACGAAGGCGACCGGGTCTATTTCGGCAGCACGAACGACTTTGACCGCCTCAAGGCCGTGTCGCAGAAGATCGACGGCTTGATGTGGGACGACATCATGGTCTCCAGCCAGCCGCCGGTTGATCTCTACCAGAGCATCGAAGACCGGCTCGCCGAAATCGCCGCGCTCAAGGACGCTCTCTCCGCCTCTGAGGCTCGGGTAGCGGCGCTGGAGGAAGGCATTCGAGAGGCCTGCGATCTCCTGATGGAGAAGAAGTACGGCAACCGGGCGCGGTCTCCGGGTCACAACGCGCGTCGGTGTCTTCAGTCCACCCTCAACCCCCAGCAGGAAGGGAGCCGCGACCATGGGTGAGCAAATCCAACTGCCGTCTTCGCTCGCACCCGAAACGCGCGAGCTGAAGTTGCCGCAATGGGCGCAGGTCAAGCTGGCGACGCTTCGGATCGCGCTGCTGGAACGTCTGCGCTCTGAAGGCCCCCGCCCCGACCAATATGCCGACGCCGGCAATATGGTCTCCACCAACACCGCCGGGGAGACGCGAGACGGCTGGGTGCTGGTTCCGCGTGACGATGATCGCCGGTCGTTCTCCGATAGCCTCCTGCCACGTGAGATGATCGATGCCGGTATGGCTGTCTGCGAACAGCGCGACCACGACAACATGAACTATGTCGCTGGCGTCACGACGGATTGGGACGACGGCATGGTCTGCGTCGCCATCTATCGCGCTATGACCAAGGCCGCCCCTCCCCCCCCACTAGAGGGGGCGGGGATCGACGCGGTTGAGGCGTTCGAGATCGGCTACGCGTGGCGCGGACAACTCGTCGGCCAGACCCTTGAAGACAGCCGAGCCGTTGGCCGAACCCTACAAGGTCCACTGTTCGACGGATTGGAGATCGACCTGTCGGGGTGGAACTCGTTCGAGGATGCGGACCTCGGGATTTGCGACGCCAAGCGCCGGATCATCAAGGCCCTGTCCGCCTCTCCTCCCCCATTAGAGGGGGTGGAAGCCGGAACCCTCCCGATTGAGGCCGCGCCGCGAGACCGCGAAATCGACATCTATGTTACCGGCCCCGGCTCGCGTTGGATCGAGAACTGCCGATGGGGCAAGCCAACGGGCGCGAATTGGGGCGACCGATACGGCGCTGACCAAGACCTCCCAGAACAGTGGATCACCCGCGCCGGGTTCGCACTGGATCGCCGGAATGGCGTCGCGACCCATTGGAGGCCAGCCGATGGCGCTCTTGGGCGTCAAGACGAGGTCGTGCCACAGCCCCGGGACGAACCCATTTCTTCTTCAAAGGGGGAAGCCCTGCCGGTGGTCAGGAAAAGCCTCTCTTGCACAAACCCATGGTGCAGCACGGGTCGGCTTTGCGTCCATTGCGAACCTGCCGATAAGGGGAGGAACTGACATGGCCGCAACAGCGAAGCCCCGCTTCGGCGATCTGGTTGAGAACGGCTGGGCGTCTGAAGAAAACCCTACGCGGCGCGGCTTCTTCGTTCGCGAAGGCAAGCGCACGGGGCGCATGAACGCCGGAACCTATTGGGAGATCACAGACGGCAAGGGCAAGTTCTGGGAGTGCCCTCTAGGCGCTGACCACAAGCTGACGTGGGCTCCGACCGCCCGCCCCACTTCCGATAAGGAGGAAGAGGCTCCGGTGGCGTGGCTCATGCGGCAGACCAACGGCGTTCACGATTACGCCTGCATCACTCCATGCGCCCAGAACTACATCGATGATGGCACTTTCACCAAGGAGCCCCTCTACGCCCGCCCCTCTCCAGGGGTTAGCCGGGAGGAGGTGGCGCGGCTGATCTATTTCATTCACGGCGAAGACTTGACGGCCGAACGCGCCATGGACCCCACGAACGACGACCACTGGATGCATTGGCGCGATGTCGAGCCTGAAGGCACGAGAACCGCGTTCGAAACTGCCGACTCCATCCTCGCCCTTCTCTCCCGTGGTGAGGCGTGACGGCCTGCACCTGCCCGAACTTCTGCCGTGCCTGTCACTGCCGCAGGATCGCCCGTGAGCGTGAGGCCACACCCGGCTATCGCACGCGCCACCAGCAAGGCCTCAACCGCTGGGCTGACGTCCGCGCCGGGCTTACCATATCCGATGACGAACGCCCGATGATCCCAGAACTTCGCCAGATGGGCCATGCGAACACGGCGATGCTTTTCACCGTCTATTCTCGGTGGATCGACTCAGCGGACGGCGGACGGGAAGCGGCCAAGATGGCGGCGCTCCACCGCCCTCTATCGTCCCCGAATTGTCCCAATCCCGTTACCGGCGACTGAAATCACTTGACAAATTTGGTGCGGATGAGAGGACTCGAAGCACCCATTTGGGAACGTAAGAGGACCGGAGAGGGCCTGTCGTCAAGGCCCGGCTGAGTTCGGTCCTCTGAGACCCTCGCCCATCCTCTCAATTGTCCCAGATATCGTCCCCGAGTTCTGGAACGGCACCACATGAGAGAACAACCCGACAGCCTTGCGCAGATGCTGCTAGATCCTGTTTGGCGAGCGGATGTTGCAGAGCGGTTTTGGGCCAAGGTCTCCCCAGGCGCTGAGCCCGACGCCTGCTGGACGTGGATTGGCGCCAAGAAGGCCACCGGGCCGGGACGAGGCTACGGCTCGTTCAAGCTTCGAAGCTATATGAGCCGGGGCGCGCACCGCGTGTCCTATGCCCTGTTCAATGACACCTCACCCGGCAAGCTCATGGTCTGCCATCGCTGCGACAATCCTGAGTGCGTGAACCCGCTGCACTTTTTCCTCGGCACGGCCAAGGGCAACAATGCCGACACGGCGGCCAAGGGGCGGCGCGGGGTCCGCGATCAGCGCGGGGAGAACAATGGCGCTGCGAAGCTAACCGCCGAACAGGTCGAACGGATCAAGCGCTGCATCGTGCAGGGCGAGTCAAACCAGTGCATCGCCCGGCGCTACAACGTCTCGCATTCGCTGATCAGCCGCATCGGCCTCGGCAAGTCGTGGGGCAACGTCCCGCTGCGCGAGCACTTCCCCGGCCCCCGGAAGACCCTCTCGGTGTAAACGAACACGCCGCCCGGCTAGGCCTTGGGGAACAAGGGGTTGGGTCTGGCGTTGGGGCGGTTTGTTCCGCGTGCGTTCGTGTTTGAGGTGGTTCAATCTGGGGCGAGCTAGGGGCGAGAGGGGTACTTTTCGCCTCTAGCGCACGGGCTGCTTTTCGGGTGCAGCGGATACTCAAGCGAGCCGCGAAGACAGATCGCAGCGTCGCGAAGGAAGCGGCGGCCAGTGACTCGAGGGTCGGTTCCAACGACGTCCCACCCATATCCGGCGGCGCTGGCCAGCAGGCGGGCGGCTTTGATTTCGGCGGCGGTATAGAGCGACAGGACGGGCGCCAGCGCATAGCCCATCACGTCCTTTCCGCGCTTGGGCCAAGTCCCTCTCACGACTTCCCTCCGTCTGATCTGGGCTTGCGCTCGCGGCGCTTAATTTCCTTCTCAACCGCCACGAGGATGACATCGGTCCTAGTCTCTTCGGGGGTGCAGACCGCATCCAGGCGCGCGATAAATTCAGGCGCGGCGCGGAACCCGACGAGCGGATCAGGGCCACCTTTTGAGGGGCGACCGCGCTTTTTCGGTTTTACTGATATTGCGTCGCTCATGGTTTTATGGTTTAACTACATATGCCTGATTTGGCAAGCGGCATTGGGCCGCGAGGAACAGACCGATGACCGCCAAGATGAGCTTTGAGGCCGCTTTCGATAACCTGCCTCCTGAGGCCGTTCCGTTCTGCGCGGAAGTCGCTCTGCGCATGTGGGAGCGCTCCGAGGATATGTCGTGCTATCGCGGCCCCAACAACGCCTCTAACCCGTGGGCTCAGATGCACGACGCGGACATGGCGCGCGGCTGCACGCCCTTGGCCGGCGGAGGCGAAGTAGTCGGCTATTGGGATCAGTGGGACGGAACCAGCCACGATCCGATCCGCGCCTAACCCGTCAAAACCGGAGTTTCAGACATGAGCAGAAAGTTCACGCTCCAGCGCGGTTACGACCGTGACGACGGCCATCGGTACTACGTTGGCGAGCGAGAAGTGGCACGATCCAACTACGAAGAGCACGGCTCGGACGGCATGTCGTTGGCTGACGACATTTTCACCAGCATAGCGCGTGCAATCGGCGCTGAGTTAGAGGTCAAAGATGTTCCGCACCACCCTCAAGATGCTTGGCAGTGAGGCCTGACATGGGAAATACCGTCACCGTCACGGTTAGCGGCCCCGTGGGTTGCGGAAAGTCCGCCATCTATGGCGAAATCGAGATCGCCCTGAAGGCCATCGGCGTCACTGTCGTGCATGCCGACCAAGTCGCGTTCCAAGCCGAAAAGAACACGACCCACGCCGATTGGGCCGACGCCCTGGACCTCTACAAGCCGTCCGTCGTGCTGGTCGAGAAGATCGCCGCCACATGACCGAACACCCCGTCGAACGGCCGATCGCTGGCCTGACCGTCTACATCGACGCCGATCGCGAGCCGGTGTTTTACCGGGTCGGCCACGAAGGCGTGACGCGCATCGAGGCCTGCACCAAGTCGGGTATGCACGCCAATATCCCGTACCTTCGCGTGTGGATCGGCGAAGTCTGTGCGGCCGAGTTCTGCCAGCACAACATCGTCGGCGTCTTGTTCGCCAAGCCCTAGCGCGAGAGAGGCGAAAATGCCTACCGAGTTCGACCAGATGTCCCTCAAGGAGCACGGCCGGGTTCTGACCGGTCGCTACGTCCATTACTGCTGGGATTGGGACGGTATGACCGTCGATGAGACCACGGAAGAGTGGAAGTGCTGCACCTGTTACACCCCCAACCCCAACCCCCTCCGGGAGGCAGGAGATTAGAGATGGTAACCGTCCACGACATTGAAGCTCGGATGCTTTCAGGTGAGCCCTTTTCCTACGGCGGACTTTGCGAATGGCGAGCCGAGCGCGATGAAGGCGCGATCAAGACTAGAATGCCAGACCATGATCGGTTGATCGACCGCACCATTCAAAAGCTGCGCCGCAAAGGGCTGATCGCCTTCACCCGCGAAGGTGGCAAAATCGTATGGCGCCCCACCGAAGCCTAACCACCCCCAACCCCCTCCGGGAGGCAGGAGATAGAGATGCGCTATTATCTAGACACCGAGTTTGACTGTCACGGCGGACCACTCCTCAGCATCGCCTTGGTGGGCGAGGTCGGGACGAGCATTCACATTCGCACCGAGGCCCGCGCCTCGGACCTATGGGTCCAGAAGAACGTCGAGCCGCTTATGGACAGCCATAACGCCAGCTACAACCCAAGCAACGTTCGCATGAACGCCGTTGGTTCGGTGCTTCGCCAGTTTCTGGACGGCGATGCTGATCCTGTCATCGTGGCGGATAGCGTCGTGGACATCGGACGGTTCTGCGCCGCGATCTCGACGGGCGAAGACGGCGGCTGGGCCTCTTTCGACGGAAGCCTCCGGTTCGAGGTTCACGACGTGAGTTGCTACCCGACCACGCTCCCCGGCGCAGTCCAGCACAACGCTTGGTGGGATGCGATGGCGCTCCGGCACACGCTTCGCTTTGTCGCCACCAGCCCAAAGGAGGGTGATCAAATTCTTGTCCGTATGACGGTGGAAAAGGCAGCAACGAACGACTATCGCGGCCTCTACTATGTGATGGCGTCCGACCCCTACCCTGACACCGACAGCAAGCCGATCCCCGTCATGGTGTCCGAGATCGTTTCCGTCAAAGCCGCCTAACTCCAACCACCATACGCCACAGGGATAGAGAGAGGCGCGCGTGATCCAAGTCACCTTCACCGTCCGCAACGACAACCCCGACACGATCTGGAACGTCCTAGCCGCCCGTCTTGGCCGGGAGCCGACTGACGCTGAAGCGCGGGATCAGGTGCGGAGCATCCTGAACGACGAAAAACCCGCCAAGCCCCTAAGGACCCGGCGGGCGCTGTAGGCTCCAGCCCAGACGGGGCGAGCCTGACGTGTCGAGAAATCCCCGAAACGCTAACGTGTCGGCCGAACGTGTAAAGGAAAGCGGCTTTCCGTTTACATGTTCGGCGGTCATCTAGCCCACGGGAGCCGCCATCGTTTAGGCTTGGTCACCTCCGCGTATCCATCGACAATCGCCACAATAGCCGAGCGCCGGCCATCACACACCGACAGCGCCGCCTCCTGCCTCACGGCAAAAGACCCGAGATCCCCGACAGTGGCCAGAGGCCCGACTTCGGCGCGGTCACATGGGGCTCTGAGGCTGGCCGGAAGGTTGATCGTCACGGCCCCCGGCTGGGTTGCGCATCCCGTCAACGCCAGCACGCACGGCAAGGCCCACAGCGGATGGAAGCGGTGTTTCGGCTCCGATGGCAGCTTCGACATGTTGAGCGGCTCCTGAGGCTTGATTTCGGATGATGACTTCACTTCGGACGACGCGGTCGAGAACCTCGGTCGTCTTGGTCGCAACGGCGGCTTGCTGGGTAGCGGTCACGGCTTGAACCTTTGCCGCCTTCCTGACGCCGCGAATGTCGAACGGATTGGCGAACCAGATCAGGGCCGCGAACAGGGCGATGCCGATGGCGGACCATGCCGCTTGCGCCGGGTTCACGCCACGACCTCTAGGTCCCGGTCCCCGCTGGCCCAGATGGCTTGGCGGATGGCGCGCGGCAGGATGATGCAGCCATGCGACGCGGTACCTGGGGCGCGGACGCTGTCCCCATGGATGCGGAAAGCGCCCCTCCCCGTCCCGGCGTGCGTGTCGTCCAGATTGCCGTCGTCGGCGAAGACCTTCAGCGTGTAGGGGCCGACGTTGGCGCTGTCATAGGGCGGGCCGACAATCTTCCACTTTCCAGCCGGGATCGGGCCGACGCCGACGGCGGCTTGCATAGACGGATTGTTCTTCCCACGGCCGTTGCCGCTGTAGCCGCGCGAGACGAACTTGCCGTCGCGGATCAGTTCGCCCGACGACTGATCATATTTCCAGGTCATTGCGTCTTCTCCGGCAAAGGGACGTGGTCAGATTATGTAGGGGTGATGGGGTCTAGGGCCTGACCTTGTGAATTGACACATTCCGAATGCGAATAGTCGCAGCCGGTGATCCGCTTTCCTTGCCAAGCACTTCAAAGGTCAGCCTCACGCTAGTTTCATTCCCGACGTATTGCATCGCGTCGGTGACGAGGACGCCAGAGACGGCAGCAGTTGGCCATTGGCCGTGTAGGCTCGTCGTCGATCCACAGCGCCGCACATCGAACGTCACACCGGTAGCGGCTGTTTTCGATAGTGCGATGTCGATGGCGTTAATGTCAGTCGTACCTGCATCAACCTCGATTTCCGCAAGCGCATAGAAAATGTCGCCCGCCGCAAGGTTGGCCAGCGTCGCGTTCTGATAAACGGAAACCGTGGGCGAAGATGTCGCGTCAGTGGTCCCACCGACGACAACCTGAAACCAGTCGCCGGTCGCCGTTGAGACCTTCGACCCCACAGCGGTCATGGTGGTGCTGTTGGTACGCGTCTGCGACCAGCTAGGCGACGGAACGTTACCAGACCAGCCCGTCCCTGTGGCGGCAGTCGTTCCCGTCATGCAGGAGTTGGCGAGAAGCGACCCCTGCGGATTGTAGGTCGCGTCGTACAGTTCGGAGTTACTGCCGACCAGAACTGTGGCCTCTGGGTAATAGAGGTTAAGGATCGGGACTATCGGCAGAGCGATATTATAGCATCCCAGCGTCTTGGGGTGGATGCCGTCATAGGTCATGGTGTTGATGTAGTCACCGAGGGTCGATGACCTGTCTGAGACGGTCGGGAACGGGTCATAAACGTGGACGCGCTGGGCCAGCTTGGGCGCATCGGTCAGCAGCCAGCGCCGAACCTGATTCATGCCAGCCAGTTGCGCCGCTGTTCGGCGAGCAGCGGTATTTGAAGACGATCCGCAAGGTGTGGTGGCGCAAAGTGCGACGATGATCCCGGCATTGCTGCACGCTAGGATAAAAGTCGTCAGGTTGCTGATGGACTGCTCAGGTGTAATGGAGTTTGGCGGATCGTTGGTGGTTGTAACCACCAAAACCCCGGCGCAACCGGAGGCAAGAACCTGTGGAAGCTGGGTATTCACAAGGTCAGCAGTCGTCGTGCCGCCCACGGCGTAGCACTTATCGACGGGAAACCTCACCTTAGCCTTGGATGCGAGTTGCGCCCAGAATTGAGGGCCTGAACACATCAGGTCCTTTTTCTGAGAGGCCCCTGTATAGACGACGTCGATCCCCTTGCCGATAAGGCTGTCGCCCGCCGTCGCCCAGACGTTGGTGCGGTAACCAAGCTGTCCGCCCGCCGCCGCGATCTCTTCCGGATTCAAAACGCCCATATCAGTTGCTCCGAGCGCTGGTCAGCTCGCCGGAGCTTTGATCGTATTTCCACATGTGCTATGGTTTCCTTGTGATGGTGCGGCGCTGAAGGAAGCGCGGGCCGATCCGCAGGGGCAACCCGCCGAGGACGAGCCGACCGAGAGCGAACCGCTGAACGGAGTAATTACCCGCCAGCCAAGTAGGCCAAGAGCCGGTATCAAGCCCGGCCATCATCACGCCCAACCTCATTGCGTCGTATCCTGATTGTCAGAGCGGGTCGGGAAGACCCAGCGCGTGGCGTCACGGGCTAGAAGGGTCAGAGCGCCGGTCAGGGTGGCGAGAAGCTCGCGGTTGCCGGGGGGCATCGCCCAAAACACCAGCGTCCCGATGCACAGGACCAGAGCGCCGATGATGGCCCCGGCTACGGCGAAGCGGAGGAAGCGGTCAGGGACTTTCACGTCTTGGCCTCCGCAACCGCTGGCGTCGTGATGACCTTCCGCACATGGTCAATGCGGTCAGCCTCAAGCCAGGCGATGAAACCAAACACCGCGACGATGACGGCGGTGGCGACGGCAATGTCTCTTTTCCAGCGCTCGCGTTCGCGCTTGACGACGTCAATGCTTTCCCGTGTTTCCTTGATGCTGTCTTCGACCTCCCGGAACCGGGCGAAGACGCCAGTGTATTTTAACCGTCCCGTGTCAGGATCGTGCCGCTCACCGCCTACCGTCTCGATCAACTCCTGAAGGGCGTCGAGGATTTGCGCGTGCGTTACCGCTTCCATCCCCTGTCCTCCCCGCGCGCCAGAACAAGGGGAGACCGATGACGATCACCAAACAGATGAGCGCCAGCCACTTTGCCGACATAAGCCACTCCCGGAGTAAGGATGCAGGCCAGGCGCATGACAAACAGGGCGTTGAGAAGTAGGACATATTCCCATTTTGTGAGGACGTTCGCGCCGCCTCCCCACTGCCAGAACACGTGAAGACCGCACGATATGGCGAGCGTCACGTAGACGCCCATCAGCCAATCAGACGGCCTCCGAAAGCCCAGCGACACGGCAATCCCCGCCGCCACCATGTCAGTGACCGGGAGCATGGCGCGGAAGGCCTCTCCGAAGTACGCCTTGGCGCAGATCTCGACGAACCAGAGCCCAACGAGAACACCGCACATGATCGGCGCATTCGGATCGACTTTCCGCAGAGCCATCGTGAAGACCAGAGCCAAGGCGCACACCCATAGAAGAATGAGGACGGCCGGACCCTGAAGAATTGCGAGGAGCTGCGACGCGAACGCCATCCGCTTAGGCCGGCGGCTTGTCTTCGCCACCGGACAGCGGCTGGATCTGACCATCGCTCAAACCGGCGTCCGGGCCATGTTTGATGATCATCTCAGCGCAACCGGCGTGGAATTCCGCGAGTGCGTTGGTTGCCTTTTTCAGCTTCCGCTCCACTTCAAAGAGCTTGGCCTTCATCGCATTCAGATCGGTGTTCAAGGCGGTCATTGCCTATCTCCTGGTTGACTCGTTCTAAAACGTGACCGTTGATGCGCGGCCCTGCTGTTCCTGATGCCGAAGCCGCGCAGATCGGTGAATGTCACGGGATAGGATTAAGTATGGTGACGATACCGCCCGTGTCTTTGATTTTCACCTTTCCATCAGCGCTGTCGCAATAGATAACAGGGCCGGTCGTGGGCGTTGCCGGAGCCGTAACGGGAACCAGCAGCATGGCCGACGAGAAGTCGATGGTGGTGGACCGCAAGCGGATCTTGTCCGACCCGTCACGCTGAAACAGCATATCACGGGCAGTTCCCGTTCCTGCCTTGATCGTGTCCAGCCGGGCGATGTTGGATGAGAAGTACATCTTGACGCCTTCGTAATTGCTGGCGTCGGTGTAGGTGTTGTAGACCTCGAAAGACTGGGCATTCGTGCCGTTGCGAAGCGCCAGGCGGTTAGCGGCTTGCCTGAACAGCGCCAAATCAGCCGACACGCCAAACGTGATTGAAGCGGTGTTTGAGGTCAGCGCAAGAGATTGAGACCGAAACGCCGTCGCATCCGCCGTCCCGAGGCCGATATAGGCGATACCGTTGCCGACCGTGTCGTGCGGCGGATCATAGCTCGCCGTGGTCAGGTCCGTCTTGCCCGAGCCGCCCGCAGCTTCGGAGCGAATGACACCATCGCGGATGGCTCGGATCTGGACAGCTCCGCCGTTGTTGGCCAGCGCTCCAGCCCCGCCGACCGTCGCAGTGAGGATGTCGATAATCCCGCCTTGTGCGTAAGCTCCGAATGCCGCGTTCCCTTGAATGGTAGAGCCGCGAGCCTGCACCTTGCCGCCGTAGATGGTGAAGATGCCCGAACTGCCCGTCGCCGCACCGTTGCGGGAAATGTTTGCGTTAACGGCATAGACCGCGCCGTTGCTTTCCGCACTGATCCCCGCCCCGCCGTTATCGGTGATGGTGGCTGCGCCAAGATCCATCGAGCCGCCGTAGTTGACGACCGCGCCATTACCACCGCAGAACAAGATTTCCGACGATGCCGCGATGATCGAACTGTTTCCGCCCTCCAGAATGTAGAGGCCGTCCGTCCCGGCTTCATAAACACCGCCGCCTGTGATGTTGGCGACGCTGCCGTTGAAGGCCATGAGGCCACGGGTGGTCGGAGAGATGATGCACAGCCCAGGCACGTCGGCGACGCTGCCGTTGGCGACGTAAATCCCCGTCGATGGGCTGTCACAGGAGAAGCCAGTATTGGTTGACAGCAGAACCCCGCCGCGATCCGGCGAAACCTGAACATTGTGAAACGACACATTATCCAGCTTCAGGACGCCACGGATGGTCAGGGTCGCTCCCGCCGTTGACACGATGAGCATGTCCTTGAGCGCGAGAATGTCGCCATCAAGGGTCACGTCGCCAGTTAGCGTCCATGTGGTCTGGTAGTAGGCGATCAGAGCAGCCAGACGGCCAGCCTTGTTCGTTGCCCGCAGCGCAGCCTTCGTAGGCTTGCTGCCGGAGATGGCGCCCTCTAGGGCCGCTTGCCCGTTGACCCGATAGAGGCCGCTGCTCGAAAAGCTCGCCGCGCTGGCGTAAGTGACGCTATCCGCGTTCAAAGCGTTAAAATCGGCGCTAATCGCCCCGCCGCCGGCTGTGATTTCAGCCGCGTTTAAAACGCCCATATCAGGCTCCCAAGGCACTGGTCAGCGGGCGACCGTCGATGGCCGAACGCAGAACTTGATTGTTGATGGCGGAACGGAGGTAAGCCCCCCCACCCTTAGAGAGGGTGGAAACTCCAAGACCAAGTCCGAGACCGAGGGCCATCACGCGTCCTTAATGGCGATTTTCTCGCCAACTAGAGTGACTGCGAAATCTCGGGTTTGACCGTCAGTCATGAGGTAACCAGAGCCAGATGCGGCGGTCGGATCGGTTCCGAACTTTACCCAGATATCGCCCCCCGACACCGTGACGCTCCAGAACAGGTTCTTTCCCGGAGCCTCAATCGTACCAGCCGCAGACGTGGCCGAGCTGGTTAGGGTTTCCGCAAGGGTCTCAATGGACTGCGCCACCGGCATGACGCCACCAAGGGCGGACGTTCCATTGACTGCCTCTATCGTGGTATGGACGGTAGCCATTAGACTTCTCCTTGGTCCACTTTGTTGACCATTAGCATATTCGGGGTGATTTGACGAATGAGCAGCGGTGAAAAGCTGATCCGAACTGTTGTGTTTTTCCTGGTATTCGGGGCGATCGTTATCCCCGTGCACCTGCTGGCGAAGTGGCTTTCCCGGTTCATTATTGGATAGCCAGTGCAGCCGGTAGCGCAAACGCTGGCGAAATCTGCGCACGGGGCGGCTGTTGCGGGATCAGGTTCGGCGAAGCCTGCGAAGTTCCAAGCTTAATCAGCACCTGACGCTCTTCGTCGGTCAGAGTTGCGCCCCGGCGGATCTTGTCGATAAGCCCCGCCACGATGTTGCCGATCGACGGCTTTTGCAGCGCTTGGCCTCCCGCGTCCTCCAGATTGAGCGCCGTGCGGGAGTTCTGCGTGGGATCGATGGAGCGGGCGTTTTGAAGGCGAAGCGCCTCGTTACGCAGCGCTTCCTGATAGGCCCCCGCCTCCTCGGCTCCGTACAGGCTTTGAAGGTTGCGGCCTGTGTTGGTTGAAGAGCCGATCCGGTTGATCGCGCCCGTGGCGTTCTCCGTTGGGCGCCCTAGCGTCGTTTCAAGCTCACGCGCACCGCCGACACGTGCTGCCGCTCGAATGGCTTCCTGCGCTTGCTCTTCGGTAATTTGACCCGTTGCGCGAGCCTGGGCGATGCGAGCCTCCAGCGTCGCGGCAAACTCATCCGGCGCAGCGTTCATCACGCCAGCGCCTTCAGGAATCGCCTTCACCTGATTGGTCAAGTTGCCGTAGGTCGCCCGCGCATCCTGCAAGCCGGGCACGCTTTCGAGGCTGTCATCGATCATGCTTGTGCGACGCGACAGGCCGGAACTCAGGCCACCAGCCCCCGAACGCGCGGCCTTGTCAGCGCGCTCCCGCATGGCGATCTTCACGCGGTCCAGCGTACCGGCGCCGACCGGGACGTTTTCTCCGGCCAGCAGCGCGTCGATCTCCGCAAGCTGCTGGGTGTCCATGCGGGCTTCAGCGGCTGACCGCGCACGCTGCAACGCGGCCTTACCCGGCGCGCCCGAAAGAGCGGCGAGCGTCGCATCATCAGGAACCACTACTTGAGCGTAGGGTTCGGCATATTGCGTGCTGGCCAGTTCGCCGCGAACGTTGGTCAGGTCCTCGGTCATCTGCGGAGCCGACCGGGTTTCCGGCGTGAGCTTGCGCGTGCGGGCGATGACGTTGGGTTGCAGATCGCCTTCGACCTGCTGGCGATAGTTCGACACCTCGCCACGTCCCGGACCCGCCTTCATGGCCGCGCCACGCAGCAGGCCGATGGTGTTCTGGCCACCGCTGGGAAGTTTGGACGCCACGTCGATGACGGCTGGAGACGAAGCCCCGGTTTTCAGCCACTGGTTCATAACGGCCTTCACCGTCGCGTCGTCCGCGCCATCCTTGCGCAGAGCCTCGATAAGGCGCTTTGACGCCTCGCTGGTAGCGTCGAGAAGGCGACCACCCGATGCACGGTTGGCAGCTCGCACCGTGGCCTTGACCGGCGCGGAATTAGCGACAGCACCCGCTACACGGCCAGCGCCAGGCATTGCGCCAGCGGTGATCCCGCCAACGATCGCGCCGCGCTTTGCGCCTTCCAGTTCCTTTCCGGGTTCTGACGTAGCCGCGCCATAGACGCCACCGGTCCCCAAGCCCACCAGACCGGCTCGAAGGGTTTGCTGAAGCAGGCCGGGAGCCTTGCCGATAAAGCTGGCCATCTGCGCACCACCGGGAGCCGCGAGACTGCCAAGGATGCCACCAGCAAATCCGCGAACCGGATTCTTCTTGTTGTACTCATCCGACCGCTCGCGCTCGATGCCGCGCGCTGCCGTAAAGGCCTCACCCATGCTGTAGCCGGGGTTCTTCCCCATTAGCCGTGCGGGAACATCGGTCAGGGCCGCAAAGCCAGCGTTGACAGGATCTTGCAGGCCAAAGGTGGCGGTGCGTCCAACCTCGGTTTGAAAGGTGTTTTGCGGACGCGTCTTAGAAAGCTTTTCGCGGGCGAGGTACAGGCGCGCGGCCTTAGCCGCCTTCTGCGGATCGTCAGCGTTGACCTTGATCGTTCGGCCGTCAGGGAGCTTTACGGAAATCGGCATTAGCGGCGCACCGGCTTTCCGAAGACGTCGATGACGATGTCTTCCTGAATTTGAGGTTGGGCGCTCGCCTTGGGCTTCTGGCCCTTCATGCGGACGATGGGGTTGCCTGGGCCAATGCCGTTTTCGTTGCGGCGCACGTGGCCTTGCGGATCGCGATAGAACGCACCCTTGGGAATGTCAGTTTGCCCCGCCATCTGAATGATGGGGTTATCGACTGACGCGCCGCGCTCGTTCGGGTAAATCCCAGCCTGCGACGCCAGAGGACCCGCGCGCGTGCGGGCAGACGAAAAGGCCACCTCACGAGCGTTGGTTTTCTGCGGGTTGATGTCGCCGAAATCCTCACCCGGACGAGCAAAGAACGTCTTGACGCCGCGCTTGACCTCGACCTCCGGCGCAGCGGCGCCTGACAGGGCTTTGAGTTGCGCGTCGGACCATTGCAGTTCGGCCTGCCGCGCACGGTCGCCCGGCTTGTCGCGGATCAGGGTTCCAAGCCCATCCAGACCACCAAACGGCAAGCCCTCTGCGATCGACGCCGCCGTGTTGCGGATGCTGCCAGGGTTGTAACCCTCGGAAACCGCCTTACTGTAATTGTTCTCGGCATCAGCCATCAGGCGCGCATAGGTCAGGCTCTTGGCCTGATCCTCGGTCGGCTTGCTCGCCGTAGCGCTCTGGCCAAGGTTGCTGATGTTGACGCCGCGACGGGCCAACTCAGCGAGGACGTCAGCTTTCGTCGGCATTATTTCAGTCCCTGCGCTAGAGCGACCAATTGTTCGGTTGTCATCGCGCCAAGGCCTGCGGGGCCTTCACGGTTCATCCGCTCGCGAGACAGGCCAAGGTTCCCCCGCGCAACGCCAAGGTGGCCAGCCGAAATGCCCTCGGTCACACGGTTGCGGCGCTGATCCTCTTGGAACTTTTGCAGTTCCATCTGCGCGTCTTGCAGGGCCTTCTCGTGGTCGCTGGTTTCCTTGAACGACGGGTCCAGACGGCCCATTTCGCTAAAGCCCTCGGGGCCAAGGCTGTAGCCACGCCCCTGGTCAAAACCGTATTCAGTCGGGGCCTGAAACTCGCCGTCCGAATAGACCTGCGAGCCCTTGGAAACCACGGTGGGGCTAAGAGCCTTGGACAGGAACTCAGCCGCCTTCTCGGGGCTCACACGCATCAGCAGGCGCTCTTTCGGGCCAAGCCCGACGCGCTGCGCCAACTCGTCCAGATAGTTCGCCTGCTCCTTGCTGGCCACGCTGGCGCGTGCGACTTGCGACTGTTGCTTGTACGGCGCCAGACGATCGCCCCCTTCAGGGTCGCCGATGTTCTGCAAGCCAGCGCCGACAGCGCCCAGCTTATCCCAGCCGGAAAGGCCGGTTTGCTGATCCGGCGTTCCGGCGTTTTCGATCCAGTGCTTGAGGCCTGAGAGGATGCCCATCAGACGATCCTTCCGTAATCGACTTTCAGGAAGCCGCTTGGGTCGGTGATCGCGACGTCCATGTTCTCGTGCGCCATGACGCCTTCCTGAAGGTCGTCCGACCACAGGTAACGGTACTGGTACCACTTGCGGCCATTGCGGACGCCAAGCGGGGTGATGTCGCGCTTAAGGCGAATATCAGAGAACAGAGCGGCAAGGCTTGCGGCAGTCTGCGCACCCTGACCAATGCTTGAAAGCAGGCTTGGGTTTGTGTTGGTGACACTCGTGCCGCTGCTGGTGCCGCTCTGCGTGCCGGTCGAGTTTGAGCCTTGGAACAGGCCATATTGGCCAGACCCGTAAAGCTGAGCCAGAACCTGCGCTAGCGCCAGATCAGACGTCTTGGCCTTCACGTCCTGTGCCTGCTGCTTGTCCCCGAGATCCGACTGCAAGCCGATATTCGCGCGGTTGTCAGCCGACTGCGCCGTGCCGAGCGAGCCCAGCAGGCCAGCCTGCGCCAGCTTGTTCTGCACGTTGCTTTCGGACGCGGATTGACGGCGGCTGGCGTCTTGGCTTGACAGGTTGGCGGCGGTGTTGAAACCCTGGTAACGCAGACCACCCAGCGCCGACGCTTCGGCACGGGCAAGCTCGCCCTCGGTCTGGGCTTCCTGAATGCCATAGCGCGAGCCGCTGAAGGCTTTGTTCAAGCCAGCGCTTGCCGCCTGCTGCGCCCTGACCTGCCCCGCGTTCTCGGTCAGGTCGGCCTTCGTGGCGTCCACAACCTGTTTCTCATACGGGTTGTAATAGTTCGACAGGCCAGACAGCAGGCTCTCACCATTGACCGTGCCGATGTCCGAAGCGGTCCCCACAGCCTTGTCTAGCGTAGGGTTGCCGTTCAGAGCGCCAGCGCCGGTATAGGCTTGCTGCTGAAGAGGTGACGTCGGCGCGACATAGTCGGAACTTTTGGTCCCGGCGATATCGTTGACCTTGTTGGTGTAGCCCTGAAGCGCGCTCGTCACCCAATCCGGGTTTGTCGGCGTCGTCGTGGCGTTCGACGTCTGATTGGTCGTCGCGGTCTGGTTGGTCGTGGTTTTCTTGTTCGACAGGCCCATGACTACAGGTCCTTCCGCACGGTCGTGGACCAGTGGGTGTAGCCGCGATGCTTCAGCACGCGCTCCCACCCCTTGCGGCCCTCAACCAGAATGCCGACGCAGCCCAGCAGCCGGGCCATGGCGCAGATACCTGGCTCAAGCTCGACGATCTCCGACAGGTCGCCCACGGCCCACAGGGTTTGCAGATCGCTCGTCTGATCGGGGAACGTGGTCTTGACCGCGATCACCGCCGCGTTCTTGCCGGGGAAGAACATCATCTGCCCCTGCCCCACCTGACGATCAACGTCATGGATGGTGTAGCGGCTTCCCTCGATGGCGTCGGCGAACAACGGCCGAAACCGCTGCCACTGCGCATCGCGCGGGTGCACCGTGTCTTCGGTCACAGGCTTCAGATCCGGCTTCGGCTCAATCGGCTTGGACGGGATGAGATCTTCAAGATCGCTCATGAGGTTCTTGGTCATTGCGTTCCCGTAGCCTCTAGTTCAAAATCCAGTTTACCGAAGCGACAAGCAGTCGGCGTTGAGTTGCCCGATATCTTAACAGCAATCACGCGGCCTGACGCGAGAAAGTTGCGCTTTGACTGACCGGGCGACATGAAATAAGGACCTTTTGAGCGCTGCGTTGCTTGCGGATAATTCCGCATCAAAAGCTCAATCGACACCGGCCCTTGCTGATCCTTGAAGTCAGGCCAGACGCCTTTCAGCATCAGGAACTGTTCGGCTTCTCCAAGGTATTGATCGCCGCTCAAAGCGTACCAATTCATTGCCGCGCCATTGGCATTGTTGCCGCGCTCATGAATATAGACGTTTCCGTCCGTATCGACGCCTAGCGGATACTGGAAAGGTGAGCCGTCATCAAAAGCGGTGCGGACCAGCGAGCCCTGCGACCATTTGCCATCGACCAAGGATGCGGAGACATAGCGGCTGTTTTCATAGCCATCCCGGCTGTCGGGATAGATGAACCACACCTCGTTGAACTGCGAGATATGCGCCGCGACGATCTTGTCCTTCTGCGACAGCGCCATGTTCTTGGCGACCGTCTGCTGAACGGGCGAGACGACGATGTCAGGAACGCCACTCAGGGGGCAGAACCGGAACTGCATGTCAGGAGACATCCAGTAGGCCGTCTGTGAGACCACCACGGCGGCGTTAGGGCCAAACAGGCCGCAGTTGTCGCCTACGTTGGTGAAAATCCACGGCTGGGTCGTCTGCCCCGTGTAGGTGCCCTGATAGAGCGCCGCATCAGTCCACACGAAGACCGCATCGCCAATCTTGCGCGCCGCGACGATGCGTCCGCCACCCTCAAGGATCACCTCACCAGCATTATTCGCTGAAGACGTGGTCCAGTCGGTCGGGTCCTCGATGTCAGAGAACCGAATGCACAGATTGTTAAAGTCGCCCGAGACTTCCTCGTTACAGCCAAACGCCATGACCTGGCGGGTTGATGTGACCAGCATATAGGTCACTTCAGCCGGCGCATTGGTCAGTGGGGCTGCAACAACCCCTGTATCGTTCTGCCACCAGTAAATCGTGCCATCGCGCGGATTGGCCATTAGGCTTTCGCCCCAAGCGCCAAAGCTCCAGGTGCGGGGGAAATACTCGGACGTTGACGGTTCGGAATATTCTCCGACCGAATAGGCCCCGGCGCTATAGCCAGCGCCACCCGTTCCGTTTACCGCACCGACAGCAAGGCCTGCCGGAGTGATGTCATAGACGGTGTTGTCATAGATCAGGTTCAGATGGCTGTGCGTTCCGCAGGCCACATTTAGGATCGACGAATTGTCCGTCCACGGGAAGATGTTGCGGCAAACGCCTTCAACAGGATCATTGGCGAAGGTTTCCCACCCGCCGATAACCTGCATCTCGCCGCGCCACGGGCGCACCTTATCCACCTCGACCCAAGCGCCGGAGCCCACTGCGAACGAGGTGTCGTCAGTGTTGATGCCGGCAGAAATGGCGAGGGATTGGCGCATCAGCCATACACCTCAATAACCACGACACCAGGGCCGCCATTGCCGCCAATACCCGTGCCCACACCCCCACCGCCGCCGCCGCCATAGCTACCGCCAGCGCCGCCGTTGTTGTTGCCGCTCAGACCAGCACCACCCCCGCCACCAGGGCCTTGATTGGAAGCATTGGAGCCCGCCGTTCCGGGATTGGCGGCTGCACCACCTGCTGCGGCTAAGCTGTCTTGGCCAGCCCCCGCGCTGACGCCGCCGGTTCCAGGCGCATCAACAGGCGAAAAGCCGTTGGCTGGAAGCGCGATAGGTACATTGCCATACCCGATAGACCCCCGTGTCGTTGAGCTGCCGCCACCGCCAGGACCGGCGCGGGCCTTGCTGCCAATGCTGCATGCCGTCCCGGCAGATCCGGTCGGATTAGCTCCCACACCAACCGTTCCCACCGTGATAGTTTCAGTGGACGAAAGCAGCGAAATGGCGACAATATCTTCAAAGCGTCCACCAGGACCGCCGCCGAATGGCGTTCCGCCGCCACCGCCGGGAGCCTGAAGGATCAGGCGCGCGAATTTCGCCGCACCCGACGCGACGTTACCCGCGAAATCAGTCGGCTTCGTCCACGTGCCAGACGTGGTGAAGATCTGACGATCCAGAAGTTGTGCGCCGCCGGAGGTGAGGGCGACGAGTGATGCAGCATTAACAGCCAAGGCGAATGCTCCATGTGCCGTTCACGAATTCAAAGGAAAGCGCCGCGCCACGGGTGTTGCACTCGACGTCATCGGCGATGCCGTTAATCGTGGAGCCGTTGCGCGAGAAGGTGACTTTGTTGGTTGCCCAGCCGTTGGAAGACAGCGTGACGCCGCCGTCCCAGGCTTGGAAATACGCCCCTTCAGCAGGGCTGGCTGGCATGAGGACGGTTACCGCGCCTGACGTGGTGTCGATCGGGTATCGCCCCTTGTCGGCGGCGGTGAAATTGGCCGTCTTGCGCGATGGAGCGGGAAGCGCCGGAGCCCAATAGGGGTTTGTGGCGTCCGTGTAGAGGACATTCCCTGCGTTGCCAGTCTGGCCCGGAAAATCACCGGACACCGCCGCCCAAGCCTGATTGTCCACATAGAGCTTCGTCGCCGCGTCATAGTCGTTGACTGGCGATCCGATGTTCTTGAGGCGAACGCTGTTGAAGTCGGTCGGAACAGCCAGACGGAAGTCGGCGCCATCGCACCAGACCCAGAACGTCTGACCAGCCGGGACCGACACCGAAACGCCACCAGCGGTGATGACAGCCGCGCCAGATGCGCCATTTCGCACCAGATAGGTCTTCTTGACCGCAGGCGCTGTGATCGTTCCACCCGACCCGCTTGTGATATTCAGCGTGCCGAAATGGGCTTCGTCTGTCGCGTCATTGGCGACAATCAGGGTTTTTGAGCCCGACAGCGTGAAAGCCAGCGAGCCCGCAACCGCGTCCTCGAGCCGTTGGAACACCTCATCGTTCAAAACGAGGCCCCAGGTGTTGAGGTTGGCCCCAGCAGGCTGATAGTTCAGGCGAAGAGAGACGGAATAGGACATCAGACAATCGCCCCCGTGTCGGTTCGCTTCCAATCGGTCCCATCACTCACAGCGACGCGGTCCAGATCGGTCAGGAAGATTTGCGAGCCCGAATGACCGGGCGCGGGATAAACGGTGTTGAGGTCGGCGCTATCGATCGATCCCAGCAGGACGGGTCCGCTGTTGAGCGCCTTGGACAGCGAATCCATGGCGCGGGTGAACCACACCGGGACGTTTGAGCGCTGATAGATGAAGCTCACCATGAGGCACGCATTCGACCCGTGCCGATCAGGCGATTGGTCGTGCCCTTGAGGTTGCCGTAGGCTTCTTGCTCGGCCGCATAGGCCACGGCAGCACCAGCCGAATCCCGGAACTGATCGCGATAAAGCAGATAACGCGTGCGCGCCGCGATCAGGTCGTAACCTTCAGTCGTCCAGGCGTTGGAGCTGCTGTCGTCGGTGAGCGCCGGCTGATCCTCGATGGTGAGCCAGATGACCGAGTAATTTCGGTTCGGCGTCGGCCAAACCCGGACCTGACCTTGGAACACCGCGTAGTCGGTGGGCTGGCCAATCATCGGGACGCTGTAGAGCCCTTCGATGTAGTCCATTTCCTGCTTGGTCAGGCGGTAGCGAACGCCGCCGATGATCAGGTAAAGCTCATCGAGGATGCGCGTCCCGGTCGGGAGCGTCGTATATTCCTCGCCCGACAGCATGGTGTCAACGGTGCGGGCTTCGTTGAAATCCCAGCGCTGCGTCGAATAGAAGTCGATAGCCGAGGTGATGGCGTAGCTGAGGGCGTCGGCCAGATCGTCGGCCAAGTCATCGCGGTTGGTCTCGCGAATAACCCGAGCTTTGAGATCCCCTAGCGTAGCCATCATTTACTCCAGGGGTTGGGCGGCCATCCGAAGACAGCCGCCCGCTCCATCAGCCCACAGCGGGCGTGTACTTCAGGATCACGGTGGACGAACCGGCCGAACCGGCGGTGCCGCCCAGCGCCACGGACGCATAAATCGTGGTGTCCGCAGCCAAAGGGCCGACCGAGGCAATGGGAACGACCGTATCGACGCGAGCGGCGGCGGTGCGGACGTCGGTCCCGTTGATCAGCGTGGTGCCGGTGCCGGTGATGCCGACCGAGAGGGCGACAGACACCGTGCCGTTCCAGGCCGTGGTGGTCAGCACTTGCGTGGTGTCCAAGACAGCGCCCGCAGGAACCACACCCACGACGACGCCAGCAGCAATGCCTGCGGTGTCATAGGTGATGGTCCGCGAGATTTCGTGGATCACTTGGTACTGAGTTTTGCGAGCAGGAGTCGCCATGAGTATTCCTCCGATTAGGCGGTGTAAGAGCCCATGACGATGGTGGAGAAGTCGGCGCTGTTGAACCGCGTCTTCTTCATGCCGTAGATGCAGCCGGCTTCGACACCCAATTGGTTGCCGTAGTCGAACAGCTCTTCGTTCCAGTCCATCGCGTCGGGGGATTGGCCTTTGCCAAAGGCGATCGTGGCGGCCTGCGCACCCAGCAGGACGCCCCGGCGGGTGTTGGACACCGTGGCGCCCGTGGACGAGTTGACGCCGGGGGTGATCCGGGTGTCCTCGTGCAGCACCACGCCGTTGTACATGCCAAGGGCGCCGGTGAAGATCGGGTTCGACTTTGAGCCGTCGCCGGTCGTCGCCGCCTTCTGGATGTCCAGCCACTGGCCGGTCGAGGTGTTGGTGCGAAGTTGCGTCACCTGATTGGTGTGCAGCACGGCCACGTAGAGCTTGTCGCCGTTGACGTTGACCGGGCGAATGACCGGGGTGGCCAGCTTGGCGATGGCAACGGCTTGGTCGATGAACGACAGGGTGAACTCATCACCCGTGGTCAGCGATTGGTCGTTGGCGCGGCTGTTGGGACGATAGACGTGCGAGCTGTCCGGCGCGATCACGGCGTTGTTGCCGGTATAGGCCAGGTTCGTCTGCGGGGTGTAGCCGCAGAGCTGGTTGAACAGCGCGGTGTCGAAGCGGTTGGCCCACCAGTCCGACAGGCCCTGCATGGCTTCCTCGCGGATCGACCACGGGATGCGCTGTTCGGTCATCTTGCCTGCCGAACGAACGGCGTGGCGAAGCTGGTCGATCAGCAGGTTGTCGGTGTAGGTGGTGAGGGCCTCTTCGTTGCCCTCCAGCGTCCCGTCGCCCAGAACACCGTCGCCGGTGAGCTGCATGCGCAGGGTGATGGTGATGCGGTCGCCGGCCGACTTCTTGGTGTTGTCCATCATCTGGATGATGTCGGACGACGAATCGCCCATGAACTTGCCGAACCAGGTCGCCTTCAGGGCTTCTTCGAAGAGTTGCGAACGCCAGAGCTTCTGGGCTTCGGGGGCGTTAACGCCATAGGCAGTGGTTGCCATGTGATCCTCACGGGTTGGGAATGAGGAGGGGTGACCCTCTTCACTCCCGTTCCGTGGGAGCCTGACGATACGGCCTTAGCCCGCCGTGGGCTCTGGAGCGTGCCGTGCTCCTGACGATACGGCTAGCGCCGTGCTAGGCCTTTCGACGCTCTTGCTCGCGAAGGGCTGCAAAAGCCTTGCTGCGAGCCTCGCCCTTGAGGCTGGCCACGTACCCGTAAGTCAGTTCACGGGCCGGGGGAGCGCTCGGGGCGGAAGACAGAGATCGTCCAGCTTTTTTACTACTTGCAATGGTCTGTAGCTTTTGCTGCGCTTTGTCAAGTGAGTAGCCGCGCTTTTGAGCCAGAGCGTAAACAACCTCGGCCGGATTCTTCCCGGCGTCGATGGCGCGGCGAGAGATCTTCACCAGATGCTCGCCGAAAGCACTTTCGAGGGCCTGACCTTCGTAGCCCTGCTCCTCCAGCTCGGCACGCAGGCTCTCGGCAAAGTGCGACGCGGCCTTGTCGTAATCTGGCGTCTCAGCCTTGAACTCGTTTTCCAGTTCGCCCAGCATTTCGCCGAACTGACGCGCCTCGCGCTGTTCCTTGGATTGGACCGACGATTTCTCAGCCTCGGCCACCTTGACCTTACGCTCTTCGATGATCAGCCGCTTCAGTGCAGCAATCGTCGCGATCGGGTCTTCGTTCTCGTCGGGCAGATCTTCGTCGATGACCTTGGGTCGGTTCACGGCGGATCGGAGTGCTTCGACTTGCTCCTCAAGCTCAATCCGGCGCTTCTCGCTCTCCTGGCGCTTGCGGCGCTCGGAGGCCAGAGCCTTGGACTTATCGGCGGCTTGGGCCTTGTAGGGGTTTTCGTCCTTGTCCCACGGGTTCTCAGAGGCATCTTCGCCCTCGTCACCACCTTCGGCCGCTTCCTCACGCTCGCGCGTTGCGGCCTCATAGCGCTCGGTATCGTCTTGGATGTCGTCGGAGACGTCTTCGGCTTCAACTTCAGTCGACACTGGTCTTCTCCGGTGGGTTTGCGATGTTTTCCCAGATTTGGGCGGCCCGAGCGCGGTCGAGCGTGGCTTTGGCGCTGGCGACCTCGGCGTTGGAGTCGCTGTCCTGCGCCATGACCAGCTTTTCCACGGTCTCGTCAGGCTCTTCAGCCTCAGGGGATTCGACCTCAGGGGATTCGACCTCAGGGCGTGCAGCCTGTTGGGCCTGGGCGTAGTTCTTGGCGGCGGTGGAATTCTTGACGTCGATATCGGCCATGGCGGCGGCTTGCATGAGCGGCTGCTGCTGTTGAGCGGCCTGCGCCTCAGCTTCGCCAGCCTGACGCTCGGTGTCGGTCAGGATCTTGGAAATCTTCTCCGACAGCGACGCCGGGAGCGGGCTGTACTTGATCACCTCGGCCCAGAACGACGCCGGAAGATCCGCCTGCGTGAACAGCGGCATCATGCCTTGCAGCACTTGGAACGTCTGGATCTTCTGGTTCGGGCTCGACGGAGCCTCGTCAACTACCACGTCATACTCGGCCGTCTGCTTGGACAGGGCCATCGGCACGTATTGCGGCGAGCCTTCCTTGCCGACGATGCGAACCAGCTTGTCCTCGGGCATGTAAAGCTGGATCATCCGCAGCAGCAGGCGACCTTGCATCTTGCGATAGCGGCGGAAGCTGTCGAAGAAGCACGCGAGAATGCCGTAAGCGGCCTGTTTTCGCTGCGCCTCCAGCACGCCGGGTTGCTGTCTATCCGCAAGGCCCAGAAGCTCCTGATTGATGCCGGTCGTGTCGCGAATAGCGGCGCTGGCGACTTCCATCAGGCGATCCATGCCTTGCGGATAGTTAGGGGCCGTCTTCTCCTTGAAGCGGGTTCCGTTGGCGTTGGAGAGCGCCCCATCCTTTAGCCACGTGATCGACGCCGGGTCGGCCCACGTGGTTTCAAATTCGCGAACGTCCTCAACGGCCCCGCCCTCGACCATCAGGCCACCGGATGCGTTGGACCGCATGATGTGGATCAGTTGCGAGTAAAGCTTGTTGGCCCACTTTTGCGGGTCGATCATCGCGCGAACCAAGCCGTACCACGTGCCTTTGTTGCGATCGCGCTTGCCGGTCATGAACTTGTAGGTGAAGTCCTGGACCTCGATCTCCGAGACCTCAAGGATGATTCCGCCACCGACGAACGCGCGCCAGAACCGCTTCTGCGACTTGGTTTCCGACTGGATGGAGGGGTTGTCCTCCAACACGTCGTCCATTTCTTCCTGCGTCAGCTCGATCACGCCATCCGGCGTCGCCACGCGGTGCACGGTCTCGCGGTCGAACCACTGCCATTCGCAGATCGTCACGCGGTCAGAGTCGTAAACCTCGTTCTCGCCCTTGTAGCGAATGCGAGGGTCCACAACGACGGGCTTGCGCGGCGTGAGGCTCTGGTCGCTCTCGAAAGCGTACTCAGGCCAGCCCATCATGCGGCAGTATTCCACCGCCTCGTCACGCGACATGGACTTGTCGCGCTTCAGATAGCGGGCGTCAGCGAAGTTGGCCTTGCGCGAGCCTGGATCAACCCACAGGTCCAGCGGATCGATGCGCTCCTTGACTATCCCGCTCTCGTAATCCTCGTCGGGGCGAGTTTCGGTCACGCCCACGCCGCAGATCAGGCAGTCGCGCGAGGCGTCGCTGTCTTCTTCCTCGCCGTCGCACTCCTGCATGACGAACTCAGCGCCCTGCGTCAGGATGTCATTGACGGCGGTGTCCCCGGCTTCGCGGGGGAAATACTGCACCTGTTGCCGGCCGGCGATCTCAGCGCCGCACACAGCGTCCACAGTCGGCGCAATCCGGTTGAAGACGACCGGGATCTTGTTGACCTCGGCCATTTCGGAGATTTCGTCAGTCGTCCACTGGTGGCCAGCGACAAAGTCGAAGTCGGTCTTGGCCTCGATACGCCAGGTTTCCCAATGGGCGGTGAGCGCCTTGTCCCAGCGCTCGAAACGCTCCATCAGGTCGTCTTCGGACCCGCCGTAACCGCCCATGCGGTATTCGTCGTCGGTGATTGCGGTCTGAACCGAGCTGTTGGTAACCATCAGTGCACGCTCGGGGGCTTGAGGGCCTTAAGCACGCGCTCAAAGCCGTAATGCTCGAAAGCCGCGCGCACGACGGGCGAAGGCTTGTCTTCGGCAATGTCGGCCAGAACGCCCATCTTCCAGCCCGTGAGGAGCGCCGTGAAGGCCGCAGGCGTGGCGATGGACGACGACAGCTCGATGGCCTTGCGCCACGGCGTGATCGTGTCGGGGATGATCTGAAAGATAATTGCGATCATCTCGCCGTCATCACTCACCGTCACCTGTTCAGGGTTGTCGGCGGACATGTAGCGGCAGATCGCTGCGGCCTTGTCGCGGGCTTGTGCGGGGGTCACGTCAGCGCCTCGTCGAGAATGTCGATCGCCGCTTCCACGTCATCACGGACGTTCTCAGCGCCGAACCTGGCGTTGTCGATCAGGGTTTCGCGATCGTCCGGGCCGCGCTTGAGCTGGATCAGCAGGCTTGCCACGCAGTTGCGGCTGTCGGGGCGGAAGGTCCAGCGACGGCCTTTGCTGTCGAGCCGCATGTGCTCGATCTGCATTTCGTGGGTGTAAAGGGCCTCTTCGATTAGGCCCCGGCGTTCGTGGGCCGTAAGACCGGGCGATCTTGCGGCGGGTGTTGCAACTGGTAGTTCTGAACTTCCCTCACGATCGCTTGTTCCCCGTACACCTGAGACGCGAACTTCAGATCCGACAGGCAGAGCGAATTCGTCCACATCCACTGGCGGACGAGGTTGTCGCTTGAAGCCCGGCTTGGGGCCGCGTCGCTTTGGCGTAGCGCCGTCACTCACTTCTTCGCCTTGGGCGCCGTGACGGTCAGGTTGCGCGGCGGCGCGTTCGACTTGTTATTCGGGATCGCAGGACCCTTGCACTTGCCGTTCTTGGCCATCGGTCAGCCCTTCGAATTGGTGACGGTGAGGCCCGAGGTCTTCGGCGCATCGCTACCGAAGTTCAGCGGCTTGCCCTGAATCGCGAAGATCCGGCCTTGGCTGGCGACCTTTACGGTGCCCGGCTTGGGGGCCTTGTCGGTGGTGACTGGGTATTTATCGGCGGCCATGTTCGGCTCCAAATGGTCAGCTTCGTTGACCATACCGGAATCCGAGGTGATTTGCAAGGTTGACACAAGATGTAGGGCCGATTCGGAAAGGTCGGCGCTAGATCACGGTCAAGCCGACCAAACCGAACGCCTGCCGCCCGACTTGCCCTTGCTGTATCTGTCGTTCCGGCGGACATCGCCCATCTTCTCGCGGAAGTGCTGGGCAAGCTGTCGCATCGCGTCCGAACCGTGCGAGGCCCAGTTGTGCAAAGGCTGTTGGCGGAAGATCTTGTTCTTCTCGTCCCACGCTCTGGCGTAGTTCCTGAGAGCTTCAACGCCCTGCGTCGTCTTGTCCTTGTCGAACCACATGCGGTCAAACAGCGTGCGAACCGCGTTGATGCCGTCTTCCACCGGAGCCTGCGGCATGATCTCGATGCGCTGTAGGATGTTGCGCAAAACCTCTTCGCGCGACCGTCCTGACGTCATCTCGCGGGCCGCTGCGTCATGAGGCAGGACGTGCGAGGTGTAACTATACGGCATGCCCATCACTTCAGCCGCGACGCTGGTCAGCGGCGTCTGCGTCCACTCGCGGTATTCTATCAGGCGGATTTCCTTGCCGAGCGCCTGACAGAACCAGACCGCCGTAGCGTCATCAAGGCCAAGATCCCAATAGGTCGTCACGCCAAGCGCGCGGTCATACGGGACGTTGCTGATCCGGTTCTCCTGGATCGCACGCGCTATCTCGCCAGCATAAAACGCTCCCATGATGGCTGCGTCAAAGCTGCACAGGTATTCTTGCTCATACAGCGCCCGGCCAGCGTCCACGCCGTTCTCGCGCATGTACATGGCCAGTTCTTCGGCCTGTTCAGCCGGCGTCAGGGCTCCGGTGTCATTGACCGTGCTGACCTCGCCAAACCAGCCTTCAGACACCTCTGCGCTGTCTAACAGCATCTTGGCGTGGTTGTGGCCGCGTGGCGTGGTGATGAACACAGCCCAGCCGCCGTTCTCACGCAGGATAGGGCGCAGGATGGCCCAGCTCTGCGGGTTGGCCAGTGCGTATTCCGAGAACACAATCCCGATCGGCGGAGAGCCGACTAGGCTGTTGAAATTGTCAGAGCCGACCACCTGCCATGTCGAACCGCTCTTGAAGCGGATGAACATGTCAGTGTCGCGCTTGACCTCGCAAATCTCGTCCGGGAAGGCCTCATCAATGCGGCGCTTGCCTGTGTGAGGATTGACCGCATTCCAGATCGCCTTGCGGGCCTGCGCAGCCTCGGGGAGCATATGCCAGTACGTGCCGACCTTCTGGAACGCGCTAACAGCCGTCCAATGTAGCGCAACGTCATCCTTGCCCCAACGGCGATGGGCGATCTCAACCGCGCGCTTTCCGCCGTTCTCAAGATACGTCCAGAGCTTCCGCTGATAGGGGCGCGGTTGCCAGGCGTTAGGAAGCTGGATTGTCGCCAAGGCGCACGATCTGGATTACGAGCTTTTCGCCCTCGGGTCCGCTGTGTTCCAGCGCTTGCTTGGGCTTGCCGATGGCGCGATCAAGGACAGCGTTCGACGCTGCGATGCTGACCTTCGGGTCCTCGCTATCAATCAACTCGACCAGCTTCAGAATAGCCTTCTCGCTGTTCTGCTTGGCGAGCTGAATGACCGCCATCTCCTCGCGAGGACGGCCACCTGGGTTACCTGATTGTCCCGGCTTGAAGACCATACAGATTATTTGTTCTCAATATTGGTTGACTTGGTGTTCGGAGTATACATCACGGCGCTGATTTGTGAATCCCGGCTCATTCAGGCTTCTCCGTGAGGGCCGGTTTCAGGATCCGTTCCGCAACGCCATACGCCAGCGCGTTCATCGGTGGATTGGTCATTAGCGCCTCGCGCGAATGGCGGTTAGTCCAGAGCACAGCGTGAGCGTCGCTGATCACCGCTTGTAACCGTTCGATCTCATACGCAGCGGCTCGCAGCGCGTCTCGGACTTCACCGGGCAGGATGACGCGGCTTGGGTCGTTCGGCTCATAACGAGCCATCGACATTAGGCTTTCTGGCGTGATGATGGCGGTCATTCGCCCTCTCTTGCGGTGAGCATGGCGGAACCAATGGCATGGAACACCAGTTCTGGCGCAAGGCTAAGAGCCCAACTTAGAAACACGCTGGCCAGGTATTCTCGAACGAATATGACGGTCTCGTTCACACATCACCTCTGGTCTTGTCGCCCTGGTCTCTGACGTTCTTGTCCATGCGGGTTACGTTGCGGCCCTGTGCAGCCTGGAAGTTGCGGCGCTTGATTTCGTAAGCGCGTTGTCTCGGCTCTGTGAGAGCGTGGGGGGATAGGCGGATGGTCATAGCGGCACCGGCTGGCGGTTTGCATCGGTGTAAATCACCTGATCAATGGCTGTCAGGTCGGCGCAATCCTCACAGCACGGGAAGAACAGAAGTCGAGCGGCGGGCGGATCGATTTCCATCCTGTGCGATATGCGAGCGGCGTCGCAAACCGGGCACTTCATGCCGATGGTTCCTGCGGTTTCGTCGCTCATACCCGCCCCTTCAGTTCCAGCCGCTTGGCGCGTGACAGGCCATTAGCAATCGTCGTGCGCTCAACACCCCAAGCCTTGGCCAGAGCATCAGCAGAGCATCCGACCTCTTCAACAATCCTAGCCCAGGCAATCGATCGGGCGTCCTTTGCCTTGGTGGTGCAGGAGTTTAACAGAGCGTCGAAGGTCAGAGCCTTGGAGACAGCGACCTCACGGCCGATGCGCTCGCAGACGGCGCGGGGTGGCTTCGGCGTGGCCCGCGATGGCAGGCCGTGTGGGGTGTAGTGTTGGGTCATGCGATCCGGTCCTGCTCGATGAAGCAGCGCTGGTCCTTGCTGAACTGCATCCTGACTTCTCCCGGCTTACCCAAGATGTCGTGATAGCGCGACTTCTGCACCTTGATGATCGTGTCGTCTTCGTTCTGCCTGTGCACAATAACGCCAAGGTCGGCTTTATTATACCAGTTGCTCGAACCACTTATATCATACAGCGTTGGCATCTTGTAGTTACCTTCGCCGTCTTTGACGCTTTTCGTCGGGTGAGCGACCACGATTACGTGAACCTGAAACGACTTGGCAAACCGCTTCAGCCGACGAATGGCCCGGCCGATATATTCGGTCTCGGTCTCATTCCCCCGCCGGTCGTGTTCAAGCTCGTTCCATGGGTCAATGACGATGATCCTGGCGCCATGACGGACCACGGCCAGTTCCATCTTTTCCTCAAGCCATTCGAGCGTCGCGTCCTCGTCCTCTTTAGGCATGAGGAACAGGTGGTGGCGGTCAATCCACGCATCGGCGGCGGCCCTCTGGCGGTCGTCCTGCGTGTGTTCTGGGAAGCCATGGAACCACGTGCGGAGAGACCGCCTGTGGTCCCTCTGGGGCTCTTGCTCGAACGATCCCCACGCCACGACCAGATCGTTATCGGTCGCAATCCCGCACAGGACGTCATTGACGAACGTGGTCTTGCCGAAGCCTGGCGTACCGGTCCAGACGGAGAAGTCGCCCAACCGCAGCTTGAAGTTCTCGGCAAACAGGCGGTGGCGCGGCTCAAAGATGGCCATGGCTGGCAACGGGGCCAGCTCGCTCATCTTGTAAACACCTTCGACCCTGATCCATTGAGCGCGGTTTACGGTCTCGACGACACCCTTGGTCCCGTAGTCCTCCAGAACCTCGTTCAGGTCCTTGCAGCGTTCCCGGCCGCGATCCTTGCGGGCCTTGGGATAGGTCAGGAACTTGCAGCGGTAGCGGCCGAAGATCACCGACAGGTCTTGCAGCAACGCCGCGCCATTGGCGTCGCTGTCCGAGGCGATGATGATTTCGGGAACGCGGTCCTTTGAAAACAGGCCTTGGTCCTGAAAAATCCAGTCGTACTTTTTCCCGGCTTCCAGATCATCGGCGGAACGCTCACCGGGAGGAGGAGCGCCATCGGGAACGCTGATCGTTTTCAGAAACCCCGATTGGATCGCGGCCAGAGCGTCGAACTCGCCCTCGGTGATGATCAGCGGCCGGCCGATCAGGTTTTCATCACGCAGGCAGTCTTCGTTGAAGGCCAGCTTGAAGCCGCCCTGGTCCTGCGTCCACTTGCCCTTCCCGCCTTCGATGATGTCGAACCGGCGGTACTTACGGTGAACCGTCTCACCCTTGCGAGCGAACGGGACAACGAGGGCCTCACCACCCGCGCGCTGTTCTGACGAGAACCCGAGACGGTCCAGCAGTTCGACGTCCAGACCACGCGCCGTCAGGATGTCCATGTGCGCGTTGCTGATCAT